GTTTTTCAGGATTGAACTTTCATCCAATACTACTCCAGAAAACCCTAAGGTTTCTATATTTTCAAGTTGATCGTAATTTGAAATGTAAATACATGAACTGTTTAAATAAGACCCATCTAATTTAAAAACTTCATATCCCCATTTTTTACCCTCTTTAATTGTCTGATTAACAACAGCCAAAGGGGCTAAAATAAAAACAGGATCACCAGTATATTTTGATACCTGATAAGCCCACTCCAACTGCATAAAAGTCTTGCCTAAACCAGTATCGGCAAATAAAGCATACTTACCATGCTCTAAAGCCTTTGGAACGATATACTTTTGAAAATCCTTTAATTTTGGATTTAATTCTTTTGAATCAATTATAAATCCTGACTTAGTAGCAGACTTTTTTTTAGTCTCTAAAAACTCTAAATATTCCATTTTTTTTTGTTTGTTTAAGTGCTTAAAGTAAATCAATTATTTTTGATTATCCAAATCAAAAGGAAGTAAATTTTCAATATTGATTGAAATAAATTCTTTGCCTTTTTCAGTCTTGCATTTCCTCACATTCAATTCAAAGATATTCCGATCATTAAATCCATATTTCTTTTGGAGGATATCCAATGTCATTTTGATAGGGTTATCCAAATCGCTCAAAATACTGGAAAATCCAAAAAACAAATCAATCCGGATCATATCGGAAAAAACCTCTTTTGTTTTTGGTAGCATTAGCAAAACATCGCGTTCAAACCTCTTATACTTGACTGTTTTAAATCGCTTTCCCTGCCATGCCTCATTAACGCTTAAAGGCTTAATTTTAAGTTCGATATTCATCTTTTGTTAATTTGAATCCAATACCTAGCAAATAGCGTAGTGCCATCGCTTGCTAATACCATACTTGTTTCTATTGGTAGGTTATCTTTGGACCGTAACCGATTAATTACCGAGCTAAGCCGGTAAACTCCAAATAGCTCAATCGCTTGTAGTCCAGTTATAGAACCGCCTTTGATTAGATGCTGCTTAATCGCTTGATGCTTGTTTTCGTTTGTCATTTCAATTGCTTTTTAAGTTTGTTTATATTTTCTTCTAGTTTGACTATTTGCCCAGCTAACCATGATTTATTCTCAGATTGGTAGGGGTCATCAACTCTTTGATATGCTGAATCTAACTGAGATTCTAAAACGGCTAGCGTATCTAGTATTTTTTTAGTGGTCATGTTGTTTTTCAAATTCATTAATTGATTTAAATATCTGATAAGCTACTTGTGGAACTATTGCGTTTCCTCCGGCTTTGATGGATTCATTTCTCCATTTAGGAAAGGTAATTCCGTCCAATCGGGAGGAAAGCCCATCATCTCCATCACAAATCGGGGATTGAGTTGGGAAGTTTTTCCAGTAATTTCCCTTACTATTTTTGTCATTGAATCCTGATTTTCCTTTCCGGTTATTTTCGATCCTTCCATCGCTTGTGGTGTCGGAAGTAAATGTATTTTGTTGTAGATTATATTGTCTAACAGACTTATTGTATGATTTCGGAAAAACTTCTTTCTGCTTAAATTCATCATTTCTTGCATAGTTAGATTTTCCCATATACTTTTTCGATTTATTTGAACTGTGCTCGGAGTCATAAGCAATAAACCAAACTCTCTCTCTTTGGTGTGGAGCTCCGATACCTGCAGCTGGAAGTATAAACGGCCTGACTTCGTACCCTTCAGCTTCCATTTCAGCCTGCACCTCATCGAATACCATCCCTCCATTCCAATTAACAAGACCGGAAACATTCTCGCCCACAACGTATCTTGGTTGAATCTCCCGTATTGCTCTAAGCATTTCCGGCCAGAGGTGGCGGTCATCTTCTTTTCCAAGTCGCTTTCCTGCCATGCTGTATGGTTGGCATGGGAATCCTCCTGTGAGAATGTCGATTTTTCCTCTCCAAATAGTAAAATCTGTTTTTGTAATGTCGGAGTAGCTTTCTGCTTCTGGCCAGTAGTATTTGATGACTTTTTGGCCAAATTCATTCCACTCACAATGGAATTTATTTTGCCATCCTGCCCATTCTGATGCGAGGTCAAACCCTCCGATTCCTGAGAAAAGAGATCCATGATTCATTGTTTAAAATGGTAAAGGTTTATCAATATTAAAGTCATCAAATCCATTTACAGACTTGAAAACATCATTTTTAAAGTAATCAGTTTTTTCAATTTCCTTTTTTGGTAGGCTATTCTCAAAGTAATCAAATCCATCTTTGCCCATGTACCTGTTTCTTTTCCTGTTAAAATCAATAGTTGCATCAAATGGAACTCCGACTAACTTCTGCTTTTTGATCTTATCGGATCGAATAATTACAGTCGTATCGTTTGGATCTGTTCCCCTATTTGGCCTCCATACCGAGATTGAATTATCCGTAGAATCTGCAAACGTACCTCCACCTTTGATCTGGTATAAGCTAGGTGGTGGATAGTTCCCATCCTTTTCTTTTCTCGGTGTCGTTTGGTGCATCACTAAATGATAGCTTACATTATTTTTACGGGTGAAATTTATGCGGTCCATCATAAAACGTGAAGCGTATAAATGCTCTGGTTCGCCTGGATTCATTTCATGCCTGATCTTAATATAAGGATCAACAATTACAGCTTTAATTCCCTTTTCCCAAACAAGGTATTCAAATACACCTTCAATCTGTTCAATTCTAAAATCTGGCATTTTATCCTTTTCGGGGTACACAAAATAGAAACTATCTTTTACCAAGTCAAATGCTGCCAAATATTCAGCTTCTGAAAGGTCAAAATTCCTGTAATGCTTATCGGTGCTTTTCCCTGTAATGGTATGGATAATGTCATCAAAAAACTCATCTGGTGGGTAATTCTCAGGGCTGAAAAATGCAAACTTCCAACCTTCATTTATTGCCTTTAGAACGCAAAGGAAAATTAAGAATTGAGATTTACCCTCGTTATTGTAGCCAGTCCAAAGGTTCAATTCTCCTAACCTCCAGGACCACATCTTATTTTTATGACCGTTGGCTTGAATATCATCTAAATCCCTAACATAGGTTTTAGAACCTGCTTCTTTTCCTTTACGGAACATTTCAAGCATTGAATCTCTTTGCCCAGCAAAAGTTTTAATTGAGCCTTCACAAAAATCAAGATCAAAAATACGTTTTTCTTTAGGCCTCATAGCTCTGTAAAGTTTTCTTCAACTCGCTTCTTTATTTCTTGGTACTCCATGCCTTTAGTTTTTAGGATCATTTTAAAATTTTCTTTTTCCAGTTGCATATTTCTATTCAGATAATACTTTTCATCTGCTTCAAATACTCTTATTTGGCTTGCTTGAATAGTCAATAGTTCGCAATAATATTTCTGCAAAGCATGGAGCCTGTTTAGATTTGTCTCTAAGGTTGCCCAGTTCTTAGAATCAACTGAGATTCTTAGTAGCCTCCAAATGTCATCACTTGACTTATTTACCTTTACAACTTCTTTTAGTTCCATTTTACCACCAATTATCTTTAAAGTTTGATTTTGGGTACATATTGCTAGGTAAATTAGGATCATCTAAATCATCTTTTTTAATATTTTCCAAGTAAAGGTTAAATGACTTTTTACAATGATTCAAATCTTTCATGGAATCAATCGAAGCCAAAGCCCATTTTTCAAAGTGTTCTTCAATCCTACTATGTTTTAGTTTATGAGCTTTTCCAATAGAATGAAAATAAGGTAGTGAATTAATCCCTTGACTGGAAAATGAATTTCTAACTGAATCAATTGATAATTCGTTTATAGATATATCCTTTTCATTATCATTATCCTTATCATTATCGGGTTTAAGTGGGTTTTTTGGGTTACCAAATAACCCAGTGGGTTTTTTGGGTTCCTGTATTAACCCTTCGCTTTTTGGTGGTCTACCTCCCTTTTTACCGTTTTCTGAGTTTCTATTGCAGGTTTTTCTCCATTCGTCTAAATCTCTTTTTAACTGAGCTTTGATTGGCGCAAAAGAAACCTTTAAAATTTGATCTTGTAAAACAGGTTCTTGGTCATTTACATATTTAAAAATATGCTTCATTAATTGCCCAGCCTGTTCATTTGTGAGTTCTTCAAAAATGTGAATCATATCACAATAAAGCAAGAATGATTTTTTTCCTTCCATAGTTGTAAAATAAAAAAGCCCGGTGCAGGAGAGATATTGCAGCCGGGCTAAGGTTTTCACCTTTTGTGAAATCTATTACGCTCTCTCCTTCATAATAGACCTCTAATACACCGCTAATTTAAGAAATTTTAGCCGTATAAAATCAAATTAATCCTTTTTTTTTAAACTTGTATTCTACCCTTGACCTAGTAGTATTCAGCTTAATTGCAATTTCCTGAAAGTTCATTCCAGACCTCCACAATTTAACCAATAAATCAAAATCCAGATTATCGTATAGTTTTGCGTCTGGTTTTCGATCATGCAAAATATATCTCACTTGAGTGTATTTCAATCCTGATTCTTGTATTATCTCATT